TCTTCATTCTTTACATCATCAGGCATTGCTTGTGTCGGTTGATTAAAAGGAATATTTAGGGGAATATTTTTAGGGGGATTTTTCAATAGGTCTTTTAATAATGTATATGACTTATGATCTTTACCATATCTCAATTGAAATTCTTCATGTAAATGTGACCACATTTTATACAACCAGTAATAATTATAAGCATTGTTTCTAACCCATACTGCACTTGGATGATGTAGATGACAAGCCTTGTAGATAGTTGCTTCTTCATTCTTATTTTCTAATCTGAATCTGGTAACTTTTCTACCTGTCTTTGATTTAGCGATATACTTAACGCCGTCAAGCATTCTGTGAGCAGTTGACATGAGTTGAGCATACTCGATAAGCATTTTAACAACGTGTTTATCTAGGTGCATTTCTGCACAAATTTTTGGATCTTTATGTAAATAAAATATATTCATGTCTTTAGTATATCATTTTTTATCAGCTTTGTCAACCCTATAAAATGTATATTTTAATGTAAGTTCTTCTCCTTTTTTGATGTTTTTCAAAGCAATAAGATTCCATTTCTTAGTATAACGTTCATCTCTAAGTACTGTCCTGACGCAATTATTATCATCTGAATTATTAACAAATCCACCTAAAGGAGTTCTAATAATATTATCGTTAATTTTGATATGTGATGTGCCTAAATTAGTTCCTTGAGATATACCTTCTGTAGCAAAGAGTCCTAAACCTTCAATAGGTGATTGTTTAATTGTTAAACTATCTGGTAGTGGTCTATATGTTTTTTGTAGTTCATCAACAATTTTATGATATTCTTTTATGTCTTCGTCTTCCATCATTTTTTATATTTCCTTTTATTAAGTCTAACCAATGCTTCTAATTTACGATCTAACTTACGAAAACCAACATATAATAATATAAAGGAACATATTAATCCTACTGTGAATAAAGTCTTTATCATTGTTTTTCTAATTTTCTTATTTCACCAATAACTTTAATAACTCTTTTATCGTAATCTGGTGTAGTTGAATATTTATCAAGTGTTTTAATTAATCTAATTGGATCATTAGTTATTAATCTTAACTGTCTAAATTTTTCATAAGCAGGGTGTTCATTTAATATTCTAATATATTCTTTTACACTATCACATTTACTAGCGAATACTCTAACTCCCCAACCAGGCCATTTTTCAACGTCCATTAATAACATATGTGGTGTATTTTCATTCCAAGTTCTAATACCAAATAGATTATTACCTTTAATAGCAAATCTACTTTTACCCCAAGCAGACTCTAAAGCTGCCTGACCTATAATCATTTCATATGGTACTCTTTTGTCTTTAGGTATTGTAAAGTTCACATAATTAATACATTTATGCATTGATGCTACAAATTGTATATCATTATTATAAACAAATTCAGGTTCTTGTAAATCCATTTCTTTAATTTTATTTACATAATATTTGTCTAGTTTAGTGTTAACATTAGATATTGCTATTCCGTTAGGATAAAATGTACCAACACCAAAAGCAATTGCCGAAAGTACAAATAAAACAGAAAACATTTTAAGTACAACTAAACTTTTATCTAAGAAAGTCTTCACTTTTTTATCTTTAATCATTATTTCTCTCCATTAAGTTTTTTAATAGTATCTTCTAATTCAAAAATTTCATCATCTATAAAATCTAGTTTTTCTTGTGATGTAGTAATTTCCTTTTCTTCTTTTAGATCAGTAATTTGTGTTTCTAAATGTGTTGTTTTACTCAATTCTACCTTCCTTTACAATAGTTTTAAGGTCTTTAATTGTTTTCTTTTTATCTATCATTAGTTCATACCAATAAAACTTAACTTTATCCTCGTTAATTGGACCAACTATATCAATATCATATTTTTTTTGAAAATTTAATAAACCTTTTAAATATAATTTTACAATATCATCTAATCTTTTTTCATATTTGCCTTTAGGCATCATTTGAGTTCTAGTTTGACCCTTATTTTTTATTAGTAATTTTAGTATTTCTTTTTGTTTATAATTAAGTTTCATTATGGTTTTTTATTTATTTCGTCAAGTGATTTCTGTAAAGATGTTAATTTTTTTGGTTTTTCTTCTTTATCGCCATAATGATATGCTAAACCTAATACAACTATTGACAGCGTTGTTCCTATAAAACCTAATAAAAATCCTTCTTCTAAAGTCATTATTTTCCTAACGATTGTTCTGTTTGTAAATTTAAAGCGATATCAATATCTGATTCTTCTTTTTCATCTGCGTCAGTAGAAAGTTCAACGTCTCCGTTTTCTTTAGCATTTTCTAAACCATCATATTCGTCATAAACTACTTTAGCAACATATTGAGTTGAATCTGAATCTGTATAGTTAGCGTCTACCATATAGGTTTCAACACCATTTTTTGTTTCAGTTAAGTCTTGATTGATTTTAGAATGATCTATTCCGTTATCTGTTAAGATAGCATCAGCCTCATCTTGGGTTTTAGCAAGAACATCTTGTTCAATGACCAATGTATAGTAAGTTTTTTTTCTGTAAAGATTTTTACCTAAATCTTCTTTGTTAATCATAATGTCTGTTATTTTATTCATAATGTATTATCCTTTTCTTTTGTTTATAGTACTATAATACACTATTTTAACAAGGAAGTCAAGTACATAATGATATTAAAAACCTAGTAAAATCAACGTTTTTTGATTTATTACGTATTAAAAAACCCTTATAAATCAATGACTTAGAGGCGACTAAATACGTTGAAATACAAGGGTTTTAGGGTCTTAATGATGAAGTTTTTAGTTTATTTTCATAAAGTCATCATCCCAATTGAATGCTTCTTTTACTAGATTCGCTGTAAACCCTTTATATTCATTATTAATTTTTTTGTCTTTAACTACACATAAAAACTTAGCTTCTTCTGCGTGTAGACCTTCTAACATTTGAATAAAAAGTGTTTCTCTTTTTGTTGATGATAGGCTTTCGTCACCACCTTTTGTAAATAGATATAGTCTTTTTGCTTCTTGACTTAATATACTATGATCTGTCCCTAATGGAGCGTCATTAGGAGTATAGGGTACATCACCTTTTGGTAATAACCATTCTACACTTGGTGAAAATGCACCTTTTAAAACCTGTCTTAAAGCTACTGAGTCATGATCTTTCAGTACTTTTAATTTTCTAGGTTTGTCTTTTGCATTATTTATTTTAGCAGCAATTTCGTGAAATAAAGGAGGTATTGCTCTACCAGCGTTTGATAGTGCCATCATTCCTCTCTTACTTGCTAATGCTGGGTGTGATGCTCTTGGTTGTTGTACTTGTTCGTTTTGTGTTTGCGTTTGTTGTTTTACCATATCGGGATTCGCAATAGTCCCATCTGGATTTCTTCTTATAATAACCATTTTTTTCTCCTTAACAGTTCTTTCGAGGTTTAAAATTCATCTATAACCTCAATTAAAGTTTTAAGTTTTTTTGTTATAAAGTAGTTCAGTATTTTATCTCTACTCGCCACTTCTACATCATTAAACTCACGATTTATCTTGTCTTCTAATTCCTGAGGAACACAATTCAAATCTATTAACGTTCTATTCCGATCGTAATTTTTTTGTTCTTGTTCTGTAAATGTAGGCAAAACCTCATTTACCCATGATTCTATTTTCTTTTTGCTTAAAGGAGTTTGTCTTCTACCTTCAATAAAAACATTATCATCTGATAGAACATTAGGTATACCATCGCTTCTATCACCTTTTAGTATATGCTCTTTAATATATAGACTTGGATTTTCATCTTTGCCTACAAATTTATTAAGCACAGGATTGTATTGTCTTATTCTTTCATTATGTAATTGTATAAAATCTTTATCGCCACTTAGTATTAGTGTCTTATCTTTTACTTGTCTGCATAGAACAGCAATTATATCATCAGCTTCTGCTGTTTCTAATTCTAGTACCTTGTAAGGCATGAATGCTTTAATTTCTCTTTTAACAGTACCTAGTATATCAAATATAGTTTCCCAATCATGTTCTGATTTTGCTCTATTTGCTTTTCTACCTGCCTTGTAATTAGGAAATGATTGTCTTCTCCATACATTTTTACTATCACAAGTAATGACCATTTCGCCGTATTCTTTTCTAAACTTTTTATTATGGCCTCTAAGACTATTTAGTACCATATGTCTAACGAGGTTCTCACTTAACTCCATATTATCTCTACTAAGAGTAACCATCAAGTTAGAGATCATTATTTGGTTTAAATCAACGATAATCATACTATATTATAACATAATCCTTTTAGGTTGTCAAGGGAGGTTCTGGTGGTTTTATCGATTTTTTGGTAACAAATATCTTACCATAATTTAAATCGGTAACTTGTTTACCACCAGGTAGTGTAGTTATTTTAGCAAGACAATCGGTAACATTTTGCATTGGATGTTTATGACCGAAATCCCTAGACAATAAACTCTTAATAGTTTCTATAACAATTGCTAAATCTCTTAAAAATGGTTCATTTCCCATTCTAACTGCGTTCTGTTGTAGTGTTGTAATAAAATCTAATGTAAGTTTTTCTGTTACTTGATCTATAAATTGATTTTCTTTTATAATTTTTGCTTGTGCCTTGTTAGGTTTAATTGCTTTTACTTTACTTTTTTTTATCTTATCAATTGGGAACTTTATTAAATTGCCCATGGACTGTAACCCTTTTCAGCAGCCTGTTCATCATCTTCACCAATCAATTGTGTCACTTCTGGTACATAATGTTTAAGCATTTTTTCAACACCTTCGTGTAATGTTTTTTTACTCATAGCACAACCAGAACAAGCACCTGCCATTTCTAATTTAACAATGCCACTATCGTATGATAAAAAATTAATAATACCACCGTGCATTGCTACATTATCTTTAACTTTATCTTCTAATACAAATTTTATATCTTTTATTATTTCTGTGTTGTTTCTGATTTCACTCATCATTTTAATTCTACAGTTCCACCAGCTTCTTCTAAAAGTTTTTTAAGTTTTTCTGCATCTTCTTTATCAATATCTTCTTTAATTGCTTTAGGTAAATCCTCAACAAAGTTTTTAGCCTCTAACAATCCTAAATCTAATAAAGGTCTAACTGCTTTAATCATAGCAATTTTTTGACCATCAGCAAATGATTTTAACATAACTGTAACCGTTGCTGATTCTGATTCTACTGCTTGTTGAGCAGGAGCAGCTTGTATATTACTTGCTAGAATACCCCATTTTTCTTCCATAAGTTTGCCCATATCTGCAGCTTCTTGCATAGTTAATTTACCAATTTCTTCAACTAATTTATTTATTTCCATAATTTACTTTCTTTTTTTTTTATCTAGTTCTCTATGTATCCATTTTACAGCTTGATAAGATGTAGGTGCTCTGTTTATCATTGACCTAATCTTTTTATGTACCGTTGTGTTAACGTCTTCTCCTTCTTTATTGTTATCAACAATAAGAAAATTTCTATGACCAAATATTCTTTGTAGTCTTCCTAAATTCTTTTGCACTTGTTTATGATTGGTCATCACAATAGCGTCTGGTAGTTTTCTTGATCTATTTCTATTTCTTTGTAATGCAACTTCTAAAGATGTATTAACAAAAATCATATGAATATCGTAACCTATATCTCGCATCCATCTTGCTTCTTGTTGTACTCTTTCAAAATCTCTTGCTGTGCTGTCTAGGATCAATCCTAAACGACCTTGTAATGCTAATTTCAATTGCATACCTGCAACTTGTTTTGATCTTGATCTAATCTTATCTCTTTTTTCTAGTTCGTCTTTATTATAAGATGCAAAATCTAATCTCATATGTTCTTTTTTTAAGAGTGATGTAAAAGCATTATCACTATTAATGACTTTTAATCCCATACCTGATAATGCACTAGCAGATACATACGATTTACCTGACCCAGGTCCGCCTGCTAAAAAGAATGCTTTGAATATGCTTGGATCATATACACCTTCAGTTATATACTGTTGAAATTTTCTCATATCATTTTATGATTATTTCTAATAGTCCAAGAATACCATAGATGCTTACTTCTTAATTTCATATAAAATCTAGTATTATCTTTCTTAATAGGTAACTTGTGTGATTTGTTTCTTATATTCATACTACTATTTATATACGAACAATATGTTTTCTTAAAGCTCTAACCAATTCTTCAATTTTATCAATTACAGCAATTAAACTTTTATCTGTAATGTAATGTTGTTGTTCTTTAAGTTTATCATACTCTTTCAATGATATTTGCACCATTGGAGAAAAATCTCTATTAGATTCATTTTCGTAACTTTTATCATCTTCACCTGTTGTTGAATCCATTTCACCATCTTCTAATTGTGTTTCATCTAGTAACTGATCTGTATGGGTGAATAAATCATCACCATTTTTATTGTTGATTGTCATTTGATTCTTCCTTCCTTGTTATTAAATTTTTTGGTTTAGCGATTGGCATACCTTGTTTATTAAACCAACGCCTGTCATCGGTCACATGAACATAACTTAAACTTTGATTTTCTAATTTAATACTTTTCTTATTAATTTTACCTTCATAATTAGTTCCGTCTATATTAACTAAATTTAAATGACCATACATATCTTGATAGATACGATCTATCCATTTGCCGTCCATAAAATTAGATATTACTTCACTACTCATAAATTTATAATATAAATCCTATATATAAACAAATGCCTATTGATATAACTAACGTTTTATATTTGTTTCTTACAATTCTCTTACTAATATTCTTACCAATATCTCCTGGTGTATTTCCATATATTAACATTATATTTTTATTCCTTTCTTTTCAAAATAATTCATTAATGCAAATGCAATTGGAACACCTAAAATTATAACTCTTAATTCTATTGGTGCTGACCAAAATATTTCAAACAACTCTATCATATTCTTTCTCCTTTAAAATTCACTTTACCTTTTTCCATAAAGTATTCAACTAATTGATTATAACCGCCTATTAATACACCATCTATATCTATCTGTGGCATAGTTCTAACTTGTTTGCCTACAGCCTCGTATAGTTCTTCAGGTGTATTAAAATCTTTACCAAACATTTTTTCAACATAGGGCAACCCAAGGCCTTTTAATAAGGCCTTTGATTTATCACAAAATATACAGTTTGATTTACTATAAATTGTTATTACCATATTTACTCTATTGTTGGTATACCATCTGGATTAGATAGGTCTTCTACCATAACCTTATCGATAGCGTGTTTAGCAAGTGTATCTACGTCAACCGCTGTGTGAGCGTTTTTAGCAATATACTCAGCAAGTCTATTTGCATCGCCAACTCCCATCTTCAAACCAATATATACTCTATATTCGTCATCTGCTGTTTCGTAAACTGCTTTCTCCCAAGATTCATAACCTTGAATCATTGTACCTTTAACAACATTAACAATTGTTTCTTCAATTTTAGATACAACTTTTTTATTGCCTTCAGATCCAATTTCTGTGATGTAAAGATCAGTTCTCTTGTTCATCTGACCGTGTAATTTGTCAGCAAGTTCTGCCTTTGCAACCATCATTGCCTTTTCGATTGCTAATTGTAAATCAGTACTTACTCCCTGACCTACTGAATAGATATATTTATCTGCATCTTTATTGAAGATAAATCCTTTGTCTATTTTTGCATCAACATACCATTGTGGTACTTGATTTAGCACTCTTCCTTCTTCTTTCGCCTCATTCTTAACACTATAATTTTTGTTAGCACAATTATTTAATGTTAAAGCAAGTAAAGCGATTCCTATTACTTTTATATAGTTTTTCATATATTTATTTACTTCCTTCCTTTATTATTTCGATAGATTTTTCTACCATTTTGGTCATATTGACCTTGTCATTAAAATCACTCCAATGTACCGTAATGACAACGATACAAGCTACCGTTAATAGTAGTTTCATCATTTACTGTTTCTCCCAAACACCATTTTCATTTAAACAAAGCATCCCTGGTGTTTTAAAAGGATGATCTGGTCTAGCATACGATCTGCAATAAGCAGGTACCGTAATTCCTGTGTAGTAAAATTGAGCAAATAGTTCCCAGTAACCAGGACCATCATAACCATCTTTACATACTAATTTTTCTTCTTTGGTAGTTTTAGAAACTCCATTAGATTCTGTATTTGTAATAATAATTTTAATCATACAAGGGTTTTTGTTTAACCATTCTGATTTAGGTTTTTCTTTAACTTCTTCTGCAGCATTTGTCATAGTTGTTAAAATTAATATTGAAATTAATACCATTGTTAAAATTAAAAATATTTTATTAAAATTCATCATTGTATGTACCATCTTCCGTCAGGCATTTGACACGCAACACCAAACTCATTCTCTCTTTGTGTGCCATATAAAGGCCAAGTTCTTGATATACTAATTACAGATTCATAATCAGTACATTTAACACCTTTTCTTAAATAGGTATTCATAACTGTAATTGATCCCCAATTACCATTGTTGTGACTACCCCAAGTTGTATGTGATCTTTTACCTGGTGCTGTATTTAATGTATCAACAAATACTGCTTTGTGTATATTCATATCATCATTATAAAATAGACTTGAACCAATCCATGCACCAACTACTGTACAAGCAGCCGTTACAGCGATACCTGAATCTAACAATGCACGACATGAACCATATCCGCCAGTTGCACCTATTATAGAACTCATATGAGATTTTGATTTATTACTAGCACAACTTGTTGTGAATAATAATAAACTTAATATTAATAATATTTTTTTCATTATATACATTCTTTATTTTTGTAATCTTTACCTTGAATTGAGCATTTATATTGTTTATCTGCTTCTATTCTTATCTGTGCTGCCACATTATCTAATATGTTTGGCATATTTCTTAATAATACAGTTGTCATTTCAATTGAAAATTTATGCATTAGAGCACTCAACTCATTTCCTAATACTTCACCATGATTCATATCATTACCTTGAATTGCCTGTGTAATAACATGACCTACAATTGCTGAAGTCTTGTCTTCTGCCTTAACTGTTGTGAAAGTAATAGATAGCATTAGTAATGATAATGCAACTATCCAAAAACCAAATAAATATTTTCTCATTAGTGTTTAATACCTCTTGATTCTTGGTCATCTTTAACTTTTTTTCTTTCAGCAGCTTTTCTTTCTTCAATTTCTCTTAACATTCTACCGAAAGGAACAATACTTTCATATTCTTTAATAATATTGTCTAATTGTGATATGTTGATTTTTAGATTTCTAAACAAATGAGGACTTTTTTGTTTTTCTTCTTTGATTTCTTTTAAGTATTTCACTTTGTCTTTGTTACTCTTTAGTTTGCCGAATTCTTCAAATAAAAACTCTCTCGTAATGTCCATAATGTATTCTCTCCTGTTAGTTTTTTATATTTACTTGTCTATTATATAACAATTTGAGTCAAAAGTCAAGCAGTTATGCCGCTTTTATTCTTCTCTTTTGGTTGTATAATTCTGTTATTTTTGGGTTATAATCTCTTTTAAAGAATTGTCTAGTATTATAAGTTTGACCGTAATCATCAAATAAGTTATAATCTTGACCTTCATCTGTGTCTAATTCAAATACTTCAGCATAAGTTCTGTAATAATCTTCACCTAATACAACTTCAACTTTTGTATTACCAGTAAAGTTTGTAGCCGTTTCTACAAGATTTTCATCACAATATTTTTTAACTCTATCTTTGATAGAATTTAAATATACGTTTTTAGTCCAAGGAACATTTCTGAATATAGTATTGTAAATAAAAAATGTTTCACCATAATCGTTTTCATCTGTAGATGTAAATTCAACACCATAAACTAGATTAATTGTGTTTTGAGATAATTGTTTTCTGTTTTTGTTTGTCATATACGTATAGTATAACAGACTTTTGGCACAATTGCAAGCACTAATTGGAGATAAAAAAGGTAGGGAAATAGAGGGTTTTAGGTAATTATGTTCTTATTTTGTTCTTATTTTGTCTTTGATTTAGGTTTACGACCCATGTAATGTTGAGAAGGTTCGTAGTTCCATCTATGGCCATGATGTCCTCTGATATCAGCGTACCACATTCTTAATCTGACTATGAATTTTCTAATTGGTAATGACATTACTAATCCTATTTATCCTATTTAGACAAATTTAAATCCTGACTAATAAATTTACAAATAAAATATGAATCAGCAATATCTGATACTGGTGATGTGTAATTACATTCAAAGATTTTGAGCAAGTCACAACCAGTTTCTTCTTTAAAGGCTTCAATCATCTTCTCTTTATTTGCATTACCTTTACCAGTAGCAAACTTCTTAACTTGTGCTGGTGCAAGTAAATTGTAACGTAAATCGTTCTTAAATAATTTATACTTCAATAAACCCATGTTTTCAGCAATATGAAATACACGACCAGTTGATGCAAATGAGTAATCTTCTAAATTGATTTTGGGATTTTGATATTTGTTTATAATTCTTAAAAAGAAATTAGATATATTATCATATCGTTGCTCTTCTCTAGTATATTCATCATGTCTAATACCCACAAATTTCACATTACCATGTTTAAATGTATCTGCATACTTTTTTACATTAGTTAGATATAGAAAAGTACAATCATTATACCTAAAATCGTTCTTAGACACGTTAACACATATCGCTGGGCAACTTAAACTATAATCAATTCCAATCTTCATATCTATCTGCTGCTTCACTTAATATATCATCTTCTATTTCTCGTTCATTCATACAGAAAGGACAATATCTTGCCGTAAAATCGTCTTTAGGAAGATCATGTTTAACTACATAATCAGCACTACAATTTTCGCATTTTATATTTTCTTCTACACTCATTACAGTTTAAACCCTTTAAAAGTATTTTTCTCTAAGTCTTGTTTGATACCACCAACTACATAACTCTCTATTTCAGTTTCTTGTGGGGCATTCTGTAAGCCACGACTATTTAACCAGTGTTGTGTCCAAGGTAATGGGTTGTTAGTTGCTGGTTGATCGTATTGAGCTTTTAACCCTATTGATCTTAATCTTTTGTTTGCCATAAATTCAACATATTGATTCAATAGTTTATCATTTAATCCAATCATTGAACCTTGTTTAAACAAATACTTTGCCCAATCTTTCTCTTGTTGAACCGCTATATCATACATTTTATAAACTTCTTGTTCGTTATCTTGCATAACCTTAAGCATTTCTTTATCGTTTTCTTTTTTACGGTAGTTATTAATCATATTTTGAGATACAGCCAAGTGTAAATTTTCATCTCTTGCAATCAATGATATAATTTTAGCACTACCTTCCATAAGTTTAAGTTCACCAAATGCAAATGAACAAGCAAATGACACATAGAATCTAATACCTTCTAATATATTAACATTAATCAATGTGAGGTATAGTAATCTTTTAAGTTCTTTAATATCGCCTTTACCTGTTATGTAATACTTGTGAGCATATTCTATAAATTTATCATATGAATCGGTAACTGTTTTTGCTCTTGCCATAATCTCTGGTGTGTCAATGATAGTATCTAATACTTCGGTAGGGTCTGCATATACATTTTTCATTATGTAAGTATATGATCTACTATGTATTGTTTCACTAAAGTCCCATGCAACTAACATAGATTCTAATTCAGGTAAACTACAAAATGGTAAAAATGCTAAACAAGGACCACGACCTTGTACGCTATCTAATAGTGTTTGATACTTTAGATTAGATGTAAAGATATGTTTTTGTTCAGTAGTTAAAGAACCATAATCGTTTCTATCTTTTTGTAAAGATACTTCTTCAGGTCTCCAGAAGAATCCTAATTGTTGTTGATTTAACTTCTCAAAAATAGGATACTTTTGTTGGTCAAATCTTTGTATATTTGGTTCTTCACCAAAAAACATGGGTTGTTTCATCCAATTTATCTTCTTTCTATTAAAGGTTTTCATTCATCTGACATAGGACACCACGGTAATGGTTCCAGTTCCTCTTGCATTTTTTCTGATTCAGTTTTTTTTCTTTCATATTCTTTACGTGACCTAATATTTTCTTGATTATATTTTGGTTCTTTTTTTTCGTTACCTAATAAATCTTTTATAGGTTTTGATAAATTTTCTACTTTAATTCTTTCGCCTGTAGCAATATCTTTAGATTGTACAGGCCTCACAATCTTCCTCATCATCTTCTTTCTTTTCCTTTGGTGCTTCTTCTACACCGTCATGCCAACCAATTGGATGTACAGGTTCATCTATATCAGATTTTGCGTCATATGTATTCTGATAATATGCTGTTTTCCATCCTAGTTTATAAGTTGTCAATAAGTCTTTTGACATTACTGATAAAGGCACTTCATTGTCTTTATAGTTCTCTGGATTATAACTCCAGTTACCACTTATTGCTTGATCGAAATACTTTTGCATAACAGAAATGATATTAATATATCCTTCGTTACTTTTCATATTCCATAACAATGTGTAATAATTTTTTAATTTATTATAATCAGGTACTATTTGTTTTAAAGGACCTTTTTTAGACTTCTTAACTGATAAGTAATCTCTTGGTGGTTCAACGCCGTTCGTTGCGTTTGATACAACAGAAGAAGACTCACTTGGCATTTGTGCCGATAATGTTGAGTGTCTTAATCCGTGTTTTTTAATTTCTTCTCTTAGACGTTCCCAATCATAAGTATATTTTCTATTAACAATCTCGTCTAATTCTTTTTTGTAAGTATCGATAGGTAAGATACCTTCAGCATATTTAGTCTTTTCAAACCATGTACATTTAGTTTTTTCTTTTGCTAGATTATTACTTGCTTTTAATAAAAAGAATTGAAATGCTTCTGTCACTTTATCAACAATCTTTAATGCAGCTTTACTTTCATAATTTACTTGATTCTTCGCAAGGTAATGTGCGAGTCCAATATATCCTATTCCTAATGATCTTCTAGCCTGTGTAGATATTTTAGCAGCCTCAACAGGATATTCTTGATAATCTATAATCTCATCTAACGCTCTAACAGATAAATCACATAAGTCCTCTAACTCATCAAAGTCTGTTAATAGACCTAAATTAATAGCAGAAAGAATACATAAAGCAATCTCACCTTCTTTATCATCAATATGATTTATGGGTTTGGTAGGTAATGTAATCTCTTGACAAAGATTTGACATATAAATTTTATCTTTAAAAGAGCTGTGTGTATTACAATGGTCAATATTCATAATGTAAATACGACCTGTTTCTGCTCTTTCTTTTAATAAGTCCATAAACAAATCTTGAGCACCTACTGTTGTTTTAGATATAGATTTATCTTTTTCATATTTGATATACATTTCATCAAATTCAGGCATACCAAATGCTTCATATAATCCTGGTACGTTATTAGGTGAAAACAAAGTTATATTTTCATCTCTAATAAATCTTTCATAAAATAATTTAGATAACTGTATAGAGTAATCTAATTTTCTTACTCTATTATCTTCTGTACCTTTATTGTTTTTAAGTACAAGTATATCTTCTATCTCTTGGTGCCATATAGGAAAGTGTACAGTTGCACTACCACCTCTTACACCATTTTGTGTGCAACATCTAACAGTAGCTTCAAACTTTTTAAGGAAAGGAATAACACCTGTGTGTTGTACTTCGCCACCTCTTATTCTACTATTGATACCTCTTATTCTACCTGCATTGATACCTATACCTGCTCTTTGAGCAACATATCTACCAATGGCCATATCACTTGAAAAGATACTTGGTAGTGTATCATCACTATCAACTAAAACACAACTAGCAAATTGTCTAATAGGTGTTCGTACACCTGCCATAACAGGAGTAGGAATATTAATTTTAAATTTACTGATTGCGTCATAATATTTTTTAACAAAACCTAATCTAGTTTCTTTTGGATATTGAGCAAATAAAGTAGCTGCAATCATCATATACATAAATTGTGGTGTTTCAAAAATATCACCTGTGCTTCTGTCTTGTACAAGATACTTATCCATAACTTGTCTTAAACCTGCATAAGTAAATTTATAATCTCTTTCATGTACAATCCACATACCCATTCTATCTATTTCAGATTCAGTATATTGTACTAGTATATCTTTATCATATACACCTTGTTTAATACAGTTTTTAATTTGATCTATGAATTTTGGATGTTCCCATAATCTATGATATAGTTTTTTTCGAAGGGAGAATAATAATAATCTAGCAGCAACGTATTGATAGTTAGGACTTTCTAAACTAATTAGGTCGTTAGCAGACTTGATTAAGATTTGTTGTATGTCATCTGTTTTTATATTATTAAAAAATTGTATACCACTATTCATTTCAACATGAGAGGCACTAACTCCTGTTATGTCTTGGGTTGCATAACCAACCATTGAGTGAATTTTGTCAATATTAAGAGGCTCTGTTCCTTTTCCGTTTCTTTTTGTAACTTGTAGGTCGGAGGTCATTTATATCCTTTTCCAGTTATTGATGCTTTGAAGTGCTGTCAGTCCGCAATGTGTGTTACTACTTATAAGAGCCTGAACTTCAGTTGACGTTATTCCTGATATTATTAAATCATTTATATCTTTGTATTTCAATGTCTTAGGCCATACTGCGACATTATATTTTTTATTCACAGCGTTTATCATTCTTTTTACAATTTCTTTATTACGAGGTTCATTATCAAATACCATAGTGCATTGTTGTGGTTGTATTTTAACTTTAGCGTCAGCACCTGCAAGGGCAATAGCATTATCTAAAAATAAACTATCAATAGGACCTTCTGTAATCATAACAGGTTTATTTAAATCTAATCTATCAAGACCATATATCTTTTCTTTTGTTTCAT